ATCTCATTCAATTTTAAAAATTTCCCAAAATGAGAGTTTGGCACCCAAACTAATAAATAATTAAAAAAATACAACGAAGGAGGGGAAAGGATGGGAAGACCTACCAAGTCGGTTATAACAATGAGCAAACATTTAACTAAAGAAGAAAAAGATAATAGAATTGAAAACGAAAAAAAACTAAAAGGAAATTCAGCCAATATTTCCCCACCTGATTATTTAAGTTTAAAACAAAAAGAAATATTTGAGTATATAGTAACTGAATTAGCAACTAGCGGAATACTTGGAAACTTAGATATCTATATTTTATCAACGTGCTGTATTGCTATAGATAGATTAGAAGTAATTGAAAGTAAGATAAATGATAAATTTAGCATGATTATGAATAAAGATTTGATGGCTGCTAAAGACAAGTATAGTAAAGACCTATTTAAAACTGTAAATGAACTTTCATTATCTCCACAAAGCAGAGCAAAAATAGGGAGTATGAATCTTGAAGATGAAAAAAACAAAGTAGATCCTTTGTTAACTGCATTGAAGAGTGGTAAAAAATGATATTACTTGAGCGTGCTTTACAATATGCAGAGGATGTTGTAAGTGGCAAAGAAATTACAACCAAAGAAGTTAAGATACAGTGTATATGGTTTTTAGATGATTATAATATTAAGCAACTAGAAGCGGATTATGAATTTTATTTTGATGAAGAAGAATTGTTAAAAATAGATTCACTAATAAAATTATTTAATTATGCCACTGGATTTGTAGCAGGTAAAGAAGTATTAGAATACCTGGCACCATTTCAATGTTTTCTTATTACAAATATATTTGCATGGAGATATAAAAATAACTATGAAAAATTTAAACATAATGATATAACACTTTTCATAAGTAGAAAAAATGCTAAAACCGCAACAGTAGCATTAATATTTATTCTCCTTATGCTGACTGAACAAAATTATAGTGAGTTTTATTCTATATGTTTAACTAGAGATCTAGCGGCAGAGTTAAGAAAAGCAATGGTACAACTATTAGAAGCAAGTCCTTATATAGCAAGACATTTTACAGTAAGTAAAACTTTTACCGGAAAGATTGAGTGTAAATTAACACATAGTTACTTTCAACCAAGGACCGCTCAGAGCGGAAAGAATAATTCTATAAGGCCAAGTGCATTTGTATCAGATGAACATGGTAATTTTCAAGATGCTAATAACTTTAATGCCATGAAAGGCGGACAAAAGAACGTTATTAATCCACTTGTATTTAGAACTACAACCGCTTATGCAATTACAAACAGTATTATGGAAGAAGATATTGACTATATACGCAAGGTATTTGATGGTGTAGTGGATGATGAAAGACAATTTGCTTTACTTTATTATGCTGAAGAAGAACATATATGGGATGATATAGGAATATATCAATCTAATCCATTACGAATAGAAGAAAATTATGAGATTGTAAGAGCTAATAGAAAGAAAGCATTACTAAAATCCACTGAAAAAATTGAATTTATGACTAAAGATATGAACAACTTTATGCAAGGCGATGCTGAAAATGAATACTTAGATATAAAAGAATGGAAAAAAGGCGAAGTTGATAAGATTGATTTGAATGGTAAAGAAGTTGTAATCGGTGGTGACTTTGCAATTAGTTTAGATTTAAATGCAGTAGATATAATGTACAAAGAGGGTAATAAATATTATTTAAAATCAAAAGGATTTTTACCAATTGAAACATTGGCAGAACGTAGAGAAAAAATTGATTATTATGCATATGAAAACTTAGGGTATTGCGAATTGATGCCAGGTAGAATTGCAGACTATGTAAAGATTGAAGCATATATAAGAAGTATAGAAGAATTATATAATTGTAAAATAATAAGTATAGTATCAGATCCTTTCAATGCATTGCAGATGATGAATAATTTAAGTGTTGATTATAAAGTAATATTTATTAAACAAACATATACTGGATTAAGTCCTTCTATTAAATCTTTCAGGGATGAAGTTTATAAATATAATGTTATACATGAAAAAAACAAACTACTTGATTACTGTGTAAGCAATGCAGTAGAGGTCAGGGCAAAAGTTACAGAGGATATATTATTAGCAAAAGAAAACAAAAACAAACAGCGTATTGATATGCTGTTGGCTGGTATATTTGCATTTAGTGAAATATATATTGAAGAAGAAAAGTATGATCCTATTGAAGCACTTAAAAATATGAGAGCATTATAAAGAGGGTGAACAAATGAAATGGGTTAAAGAAAAATTTAATAATATAAGAAATATTAAAGCTAATATACTAGCAGATTTGCTAATTATGTTGGCTTTTGTTGTTGTATTTACTACTACATTTACATTAAACAGATATGCTGCAATGTATTTACTAGCTATATTTTTATTTTTACTTAGCTATTTTGTAGCGAAGGGAGGTGAAAAATAATTGTTTTGGAAAAAAAAAGTACTGGAAAAGAGAATGAGTGTAGAAGAAATGAACAGTTATGCATGGTCTACTAACCTTGGTCAACAAAGTTTAGCTGACCCAGAGCTAAAAGAAAGGACCTATTATTCTTGTATTAAGATTTTAGCCGAAAGTGTAGCGAAGATGCCATGTAAATTAATGCAGAGAAATTCAGAGGGAAAAGTTGATGCTACTAATCATCCTTTATTTGATTTGCTAAAGACTAGACCTAATCCTTTTATGTCCTCTATAGATTTTCATAAATGCTTAGAAGCTAATCGCCAACATTATGGAGAGAGTGCAGCTTTTATTGAAAGAAATTTTAAAGGTAATATTACAGGCATATATCCAATTAGGGTAACTAGATTTGTTATAGATAATATTGGATTATTAAAAAGTAAAATGACTAATCCAATATTAGTTTATTATACTGCTGGGGCTTACGGAGAGGAATACACTTGCCTTTACGATGATATCATCCATTTAAAAGGATTCACATTTGATGGTTTAACAAGTATTTCAGTTCGAGAAAATTTACAAGGTACATTAGTAGCAAATAAATTAACACAAGATTACCAAGCAGATGTATTCTCCAATGGTGGTACAAACAAAATTGCCTTACAAATGATGCTAAGTGATATTAAAGATACTAAGTCTATTAATAAAATACAAGCTGACTTTAATGCTTTATTTAGTAGTAAAGGTAGAATATTTACAATACCCGCAGGGTATCAAGCAACCCCACTAAATGTAAGCCTGGCTGATAATCAATTTATGGAGCTGAAGAAGTTAAATGCTAAAGATATATCAAGTGTTATGGGTGTGCCTAATTATTTATTAGGTGATTATAGTGATTATAATAATAGCAGTATTGAACAGGCCTCTTTAAGTTACCTTGTAAATACTTTGCAAATATTATTAGAAGGAAATGAATCAGAGCTTGACTATAAATTATTAACTACAGAGGAAAGAAAAGCAGGGTACTATTTTAATTACGATGAAACTGTTTTACTACGAACAGATGCAAAAGTGCAATCTGAAATAAATAATAGTTATGTTCAAAATTCAATTTATACTCCTAATGAGGTTAGAATTTCGTTAGGTAAAACAAAACTACCTGACGGCGATGATTTATTGGCAGCAAGTGGAACTTTAAAAATAAAAGATCTTTATGGTACCGCAAAAGCAAATAGCGGTGGAATATAAAGGAGGTGATGAATTTGAGTAAAGAAAAACAAATAAGAAGTGCGGTAGATAACAATATTGAAATAAAAAACATTACAGAAAGTGAAAATAATATTGCTACAATAGAAGGTTATATTGCAAAGTTTAATTCTCCGACAGTTTTATGGCAAAATTATTTAGAACAATTAGATCCACATTGCTTTGATAAAACACTAGCCGATGGCCACAATATATTTTTACTATATGCTCATGATTGGGATAAGCCACTAGCTTCTTTAAATACTAAATCATTAACATTAACAGTGGATGCAATAGGATTATATTTTGTTGCTACAGTAGATACAAACATAAGTTATATAAAAGATACTGTTAATTTAATAAAGGCAGGGCTTACAGTTGGATGTAGTTTTGGATTTTGGATATTAGCAGAAAATGAAGTTTATGATGCTAGTACTGATACAATAACAGATACATTACTAGAAATCCAATTAATTGAAGGCAGCGTGTTAAGTAATCCACAGTATACAGATACAACAGTTTCAGCTAGAGCAAAGGATAAATCAGAGCTTTATAAACAAAAGCAAGACAAGTTAAAAGAAGATGAATTATATTTAGAGCTTATTAAAATTGAGTTAGAGTAATCTAACTTTTTATTATATAAAAAAATAATTAAAAAATAGGAGGAATTATATATGACAAGCAAACAGTTAAGAGAATTAATTGCATCAAAGACAATAGAGGTAAGAGGGTTTTTAGATACAAAAGATGCAGCAAAGGCAAAAACTTCTAATGAGGAATTAAGAGGGTTAAAAGATTCATTAGTAATTGCTTTGGAATTAGAAGTAGAGGAAAAAATGGAACTCGAAGAACAAGAAAGAGCAAAAAAAGCAGCAGCAACAAAAACACCTGGAAAAGAATTAGAAACAAATGAAATGCGTTCAATTGTTAAAAAAGTACTAGGATTAAATATGACAGTAGAAGAAAGAGCAGCAGTAACAAGCCTTGAAAATGGCGCAGTATTACCAAAAGAATTTATTAACAAAATTGTTGAAATACAAAAGGGCTACGGATCTTTAAAATATCTATGTGATATTATTCCAGTTACAAAAAATGAGGGTACTATTCCAGTAATTGATCTTGACCAAAATGCTTTGCTAGATGTTGTAGAGGGTGAGGATATCGTAGATGGTGCTTTAGTAACTACAGACTTAGCTTTCAAATGTACTAAAGTTGGGTTAATTCAGACATTAACTAGTGAACTACTAGATGATGCTAGTGTGGAAATTGAAACTTTAGCTAAAAAGAACTTTGCAAATATTGCGGTAGTTAAAGAAAACGCTAAAATACTTGCGGTAATTAAAACAAATGCAGCAGAGATTGTAGCAACAGAATACGAGGATATAGATAAAACAATTGATAGTGCATTACCTTCTGTTAAAGCTGGGTTAGTTACATTTACAAACGTAAGCGGATATGTATATTTAAAAGGTTTGAAAGACCTAACAACTGGTAGAAAGCTAGACTTAGTTACAATAGTTAATGGTGTAGAAACTTATTACAGCAAGCCACTTATAGTTGTGGAAGATGCTATGCTACCTGCAACCGCCTTGAAAAAAGTTTTTTATGTAGCAAATGCAAAAGAAGCAATCAAATATTTTGATAGACAAGCAATAACAATAGCTACTAGTATTGAAGCTGGATTTAAAAATGATACTAAAAAAGTTAGAATCCTAGAAAGATTCGATGTTGCTAAAGGGTCAGTAAGAAGTATTAAGAAAATAGAATTTTAGTAAAGGGGATTTATTCCCCTTTACTTTTTAAAGAGGTGATGTTATGGATTTAGATTATATAAAAATTTATATGAGAATAGATGGTAATGAAGATGATCCATACTTACAAGATCTAATTGAAATTAGTGAAATTTATATCGACTCTATGGTTGGCGAAAATTATAAACTTGATGTAAAGTTATCAAAACTTTCTACATTATTACAACAAAAATTAATTAGTGATATGTACGAAAGTAGAGGTACACAAATACCTTCAGGAACTAAGACTGATAGAATAGTTGAAAGCATATTAATGAAATTATCTATAGCTGAAAGCGTTATTATATGAATAGAAATAAACGAATATATTTTGAAACATATGCTACAACTGAAAATGATATGGGTGATCCAGTAAAAGGCTGGATTCCTTTTAAACCATTATGGGCTAGTGCTACTAATCTTAGCGGTAGAGAATATTTTGTTGCTATGCAAGTACAGGCAGAACAAACAATTGTATTTAATATTAGATATTGTAAAGATATTAAAGAAGATATGAGAATAGTTTTTAATAATCAAAATTATGATATTAATTTTATTGATGATGTAAAGTTTGAGCATAAAGAAATGAATATTAAAGCATTGTTGGCGGTGGTTTAAATGGCAATGCCTAAAAGCCAAATGAAAATAAATAAAAATGGTATAAGGTATATGTCTAATGTTAATAGAGCAAGTTTTACAATTAAACAATTAAGTAGAGCAGCTTTAAAGGATTGCTCTAAAGCATTGTTATATATGATGAAAGCAGAGGCTAAAAAATCACCAAGTTTAAAAAAAATATCCAAAGGAAAAAGGTTTAAAGGAATATTTCAGTATTGGTTGCCTAAAACAGGGGAATTAATACTAGGAATTAAAGCTGGTACATGGTATGCAGCGGATGCCGAAGTTGGAAATAAGCGACAGCCACAACGAGGTATTTTAAAAAATACTGTGTTGTCAAATATTGATTTTATAAGAAAAATGCAAGGTAGATATTTATCACAAATTAATGATGAAAATTTAGAAAATGGCATAATCGATGAAGCAGAACACTCCAGTAACCAGGATGATTAATATTTTTTAGCAATATAAGTGAGGTAATAACATGATTGAAATTAGAAAATCTATAAATGCTTATTTAAAAATTCTTCATCCTAGAGTTTATTTTCTGCAAGCACCAGAAGCGGCAATATACCCTTATATTGTTTATAGTGTTACAGTTTACCCAGATGGTGAAGGTAGTGAATTGGTGGACTTAGAAGTTGATGGGTGGGATATGAACTTAACAAGTGATACAACGGTAATTGAAACAATGATGGCAACTATAAATGGAAAACTTGATGATAACGGAAATCCTACTGGAATTGATAAAAAAACACTGACTACTGGCGTAATAACAGTGACATTTTACAATGAAAATATGATTCCATTACTTGATAGTACAGATAAAGCAATTCATAGGCGTAAATATTCATATTCAGGACAGTTAATAAGAAATTAGGAGGTTACAATATGAAAGTAACAAAGGAACAGATAGAAAATGTACAAGTCGATTATGGTATTGTTTATTCGAATTACGGAGAAATAGATCAAGCAAAATTAGGACCAGTCAGGGGCGGTGGAGAGTTCGCAGCTGAAGCAAAAATAAGTCAGATTGAATTTGATGGCGCAAATGGAGCAGATATGGGAACGGAATACGTAGAAAGTGTTGATGCGGCTTTAAGTGTAGTAGTATTAGATAGTGGTATTAAATCATTATCTACCGCCATGCCATGGGCAACTTATGATGAAACAGCAGGAACATTAACCTGCGGAACTGCTAATATAGGTATAATAGCATTAACTTCATACTTAAAGAATGTAACTATGTTTTGTAAAACTGTGAAAGGTGAGTATAGAAAAATCACTTTATACAATGCAATGAATTTAGCAAAGTTTGCATTTAAAGCAGTACCAAAAAAACAAGGTGAAGTTAGTTTAGAACTTTCAGCACATTGGGATCACACAGATGATACTCAAAACTTATTTGAAATTAGTACAATAGCTTCAATAGTTGATCCAATAGTATAAAAAAACAAGCAATGGGAGAAATCTCATTGCTTTTAATTTTAGGAGGAACACATGAATATTAGACAAAGCATGAAATTATCAGCGATAATTGATAAAATGGAATTAAGAATATCTAATCCAAAAGATGGCCAAGAAGAAATTGGAGCAGATCTAATTGTTCAGGTTGTAAGTAAAGCACATAAGGCAGAAAAAGAAATATATAGTTTCGTAGCAGAATTAAATAAAATATCCCCTGAAGAAGCTGAAGAAGTCGACATAATTGAATTTATAAAAGGACTTCAAGAGGTGAAAGGTTTGCAAAGTTTTTTTACCTCTGTAGTGAAATAAGCCAGCCTAAATTATTAGAAGTATTAAATAAAATATACGGATATAGTGTAATGGAAATGGAATTTAGTCTAGATTTATTTGTTTATGCATTAGAAAAAAATGTTGAAAACAGCCAGTTTGAAATGTGGAAAGTTCAATTTAATGATGCAATGCAAATTTCTAGAGAAGATTTTATATCTTTCATAGAATATAAGGAAACATTAAAGACTAAAAGAATTGAAAAAGCTACTGAAATTTCATATGAAGAAATTGAAAAAGAAATGGAATTAGTCGAAAAAGCCTTTGAAAGAAAGGAGGTAATTCAAAATGGAATTATTTAGATTGTTTGGATCAATATTTGTAGATACTGAAAATGCAGATGCAAGTTTGCAAAATACAGACCAAAACGCTGAAAAAGTTGGAAATACATTTTTAAAAAGTGTAGGTAGTGCTGCAAAGTTTGGGATAGGTATAGCGGCTGCAGTTGGAGCAGCTGCACTAGCAGTTATTGGACTTAGCGTAAATATAGGCGAAGATTTACAAAAGGCCTTAAATGGATTACAAAGTGAAACAGGAACTACAGATGAAGCCATGAAAGGTATGAGAGAATCTTTATTATCTATTTATAATAACAATTTTGGAGAAAGTTTTGATGATATAGCGAAATCTATGGCCCTTGTAGCAAAACAAACAGGTCTTACAGGTAAAGAATTAGAAAGTGCAACTACTAATGCTCTATTGCTGCGAGATACTTTTGAAATGGATGTAACTGGCTCGATATCTGCAGTTGACCAATTAATGAAACAATTCGGACTAACATCGGAGCAAAGTTATAATTTGATGGCTTTAGGTGCCCAAAACGGAATGAATGCACAGGATGACCTAGTAGATATAGTAAAGGAATATTCTGTACAATTTAAAGGTATGGGATTTAATGCTGAGGAAATGTTTAACATGTTATCCAATGGTGCTAAAGCTGGTGGATTTAGTATTGATGTTATGGGTGATGCAGTAAAAGAGTTTAATATTAGGTCTAAAGATGGTAGTAAAGCCACAGGAGACGCTTTTAAATCTTTAGGCTTAGATGCTGGGGCATTAACAAAAGCATTTGGTAAAGGTGGAGAAGATGGTAAAAAAGCATTTATTAGTGTAAGTGATGCACTCGCAAATTGTAAAGATCCTCTTGTTCAAAATCAAGTTGGTACTGCTTTATGGGGAACAATGTGGGAAGATCTAGGTGCAAAAGGTATTCTAGCACTCGGCACCACGAAAGGAAAAATTGATGAAACCACAAATGCTTTAGAAAAGATAAATGCGGTAAAATATAACACATTTACTGAGGCAATGGTAGGAATAAAAAGAAATCTTGAAACGGGAATATTAATACCTATATCTGAAAAAATTCTACCTGCTTTAAGTAATTTTTCAAACTATATTATAGCAAACATGCCTATTATAAAACAATATATATTAGATATGACAAATATAGTTTTAGAAAAATTTGATAAAATTGTTGTTATAGTTAAAGATATTGCACAAAATATTTTTCCGGGTATGAAATTATCTACTTTTAATTTAAAAGAAGAGGTAAAAAAATTAGTAACTACTGGATTAAATATATTAATAACTGCTTTAACTTGGGTGAGAGATAATATACCACTTATAAAAGGTGTAGTTGTAGGACTTACTGCAGTATGGGTTATTCAAAAGGGAATTGTAGTAGCACATAATATTGTACTAGGTATCCATAATGGAATATTACTTATTGCAAATACAAGGTTACTACTAATGAAAGGGTATTTAGTAGCTTTAAATATTGCACTAGGACTCTATACTGCAGCAACAAAAGCAGGATCCATTGCACAAGGTGCATTTAATTTAGTTATGGGATTAAACCCTATCGCAAAAGTTATTTTAGTTTTAGGACTTCTTGGAACGGCAATTTATGAAGTAGTTAAGCATTGGAAAGATATATGTACATGGATTGAAAAGGCATGGAATTGGCTTACAACATGGAATGGAACTAAAATGTCTGACAAAGAATCAAAAGTAGTTACAAAACAAATAACAGAAAAATCTAATAACAGCAATGGTGGTCAATATGGGTTTGCAGTAGGTACACGCTATTTACCAGGGGATATGATTATACAGGCACATGAAGGAGAAATGATAGTACCCAAGAGTGAAAATCCATATGCAAATAGCAAGGGCAATATATTAAATGGCGCTAATAATACTGCAAGCGGGGCACCTATGACGATACAATTAGTATTACAAAATGGAAAAGCAATAGCAGAATTTATTGTAGATGATTTAGACAGTTTAATGGGTAATAAAAATAAAATTACAGGAAGGAGTGTTGGAATATGAAGGGAATAACCTTTAATTTTAAGCACTCTTTTTCTGACTTTAATTTAATTCTTAATGATAAAAAAATAGGCACGCCATCAAAAAAGAAAATTAAAATCGATGTACCTTTTATGAATGGAGTTTATGATTTTAGCACAATTGGAAGTAATGGAGAAATGACATATAATCAACGAGTAATTGAAGTTAAACTTACTTTAATTGCTTATAGTAAGGCAAAATTGCATAGTGATTTAACTAAAATTACAGAATGGCTTCAAGACATAGGACAATCAAAATTAATTTTTGATGATATAAAAGATTATTATTTTTTAGCAGAAATAGAAGAAGGAATTGGGATACTAGAATCTAACAAAATAGCAGAAATTACAATTAAATTTATAGCAGAGCCTTTTAAAATTGGTACAAGTATAGAAGGTACTAATCAGTTATGGGATACATTTAATTTTGAAACTGACTATTTACAAAATACTGATTTTAATATAATTGGTAGTGAAAATATTACTATTTATAACCCAGGAAGAAGTGTGTCACCTATGATAAGCGCATCCGTAGCAATGTCAGTAATTATAAATGGAGATACTTTTAGTTTATATCAAGGAGACAATGTAGATTATAGATTTAAATTTAAAAGTGGTTCAAATACAGTAGTTGCAACAGGCACTGGACAAATTGGGTTTTATTTTAGGAAGCAGGTGCTTTAATGTACAAAATAAGCGTTTATAATTACGGATTTGAAACGGTAATACATTATCCAAGTGCAGATAAAGCAACACCTCATATCATGGCATCAAGTTTACAAGAGAAGCTAAGCCAAGCTGATAATTTAACTTTAACTATACCTTATATTAATTTAGGATACAACTCATCAAAAGAGTTATCTACAAAAGTAAAAGTATCTAAAATAAGTGATGATTCAATAGTTTTTACAGGCAGGATACTTAATATTAAAGATGGTATGAGCTCAAGCGGAGAGTTTACAAAAGAATGTATTTGTGAAAGTGCATTAGGCTACATGAACGATTCGCACACAAGGAGAACTACGTATACTAATCAAAACCCTACTACCATTTTAACAAGTCTATTAGCAAGACACAATGCTACTGTAGATTCAACTAGGCGAATACAACTTGGAAATATTCAATTAACGCAAAATATCACAATTTCTTATAATTATGAAACGGTTTTAAATGCGATAATTAAAATAAGAAACATACTTGGAGGGGATTTACTTGTTAAAGAAATAGGTGGAGTCCTATTTTTAGATTATTTAATGCAACAAGGTTCAAATAATGGGGTACAAATAAAATTAGGTCATAATCAAAAACAACTAATAAATGAATATAATGCAGCAGATATAATTACAAGGTTAATACCTTTGGGCTATGGATCAGGGATTAATCAACTTGATATATCTAGTGCAAATAGTGGATTAGATTATATAGACAATATTGATGCAAAAGCTAAATATGGAGTAATCGAAGGGCAAGGAACAAATGCAGATATACAAGATGCTGGTACTCTTAAAATGTGGGGCACAACACAGTTAAGTGAAAATTCACAACCAGCTTTAAATGTGAGTTGTGATATGTTGGATTTATCAACTATAGGGATAGATAATCCGTTAAATTTAGGAGATACTTCAGAAATAATAAATAGTGTAATGAATTTTGATGTATTTGCAAGGGTAATTGAAAAAACTACCGATTTACTAGCACCTTATAACCCTAAAATAGTTATAAATACAAAACCTATAAGAATTTCAGAAAACATAGTTAGTTTAAAACAAAGAACTTTATCCCTAGAAAATGCACCACAGGGAAACACCTATATTGATACATTTGGGTACGCAGAAAATATAGACTCAACACATCCCTTTACTTTACCTATATGGATTAGTCCTGACATAATTTTTATAAATAGAGTTAGATTACACATAGATGGTCAAAAATATAGAGCCTATGAGATTGGTTCAGATGCGCCAGTCCGAACGGATGAAAATACTTACTATACATCACAAGAAACAGCAATTACAACCGCACCTCATATGCATCAATATGGCTTAGTTGCGCATGTACATGATACAAAATATGGGATAAGTGAGGATAACACGAGCATCCCATATAATTGTATTGTAAAAATAAATGATGTAGAAGTTAGTGGACCATTTTTCGATGAATTTTCGATAGACATAGATATAACGTCTTATATAAATACTCCAGGAGAAACCTATAAACTTGAATTAAGCAGTGATAAAAATGCAAGGGTAAACGTGTGGATTTCGATTCAAGCATTTATTCAAGCAAAATAAGGGGGAATTTAAGTGGCAAATATAACAGATGATATAACACGAATTAGAGCAGCAGTGTATGGGGAAGAAGTAAGAGAAAGTATTGCAAGCGGTATAGAAAATATAAATGCAGAAGTTGAATCCACAACTGGAAGACAAAATGTTGTGGAGAGTAGACAAACCGATGTGGAAGGCGAGCAGGATGCACTTGAAGCAAGGCAAGATGTAGCGGATGCTCGTGAAGTAATAAGGCAAACAAATGAAACTACTAGAGTAACCGAATTTGATGGAATAAAAACAGATTATAACACTTATAAAGATGTAATGATTGATGCTAGTCCGGTCGCCAATTTACAAAATCAAATCAATAATAATACGTCGGATTTGGCAGAAAATACACCACATTTAGAATATGAGGGTAAAAAGTATTTAATAAATAATCCTTATAAAAATGGTGGAAGTTTGCATTTAAAAGGGCAAACACATTGCCACACAAGCAATTCAGATGGAGTAAACTCTTCAATAATATTGGCTACTGCTTATAAAGATGCAGGGTTTAATTTTATGACAATTACCGACCATAATTTTATAACCCCAAATCCAAATGTTGCAGGAATAACATGGATAGGGACGAGTTGTGAGGAATCACAAGAATTACACATTAACGCATTTAATATTGATACAAGGGATGAAGCATTAACAAATGCACAAGATATTATATTATATCATCGTAACAATGGTAAAATGACAACTCTAAATCATCCTAATTGGAGTTCTAATGAATCGCCTTATGGAAAGCCTTTGTCTAAATACGATATAAACAAATATCATGATTATAATTTTATGGAAATAGTCAATGGCGCAACAATGACATACGCAGAACATATGTGGGATTGGGCATTAAGTAGCGGACATAAAATTTTTGGAACAGGGGCGGATGATTGTCACGACATAACAAACGCAGGCTTTAATTCAGGATGGATTGTTGTACATTGTGAAGAAAATACAAAAGATGCGATTCTACTAAATATTAGAAGTGGAAATTTCTACGCAAGTAATGGTAATGATATCACGATTGGTTTAACTGATAATGTTATTACTGCTTCAAGTACGGCACCAAGTAACTTTTCATTTATCGGGTTAGATGGTAGAGTATTGCAAACTAATAATGGGGCAACGAGTTCAACTTATGTCATAAAAGGTAATGAATTATATGTGCGTGTTGTTTCAACTCGTGTTTCTAATTCTAAAAAAGCTTGGTCACAACCTATATTCATAGACAGTATAGGAACGGATGGTTCAATTGCTACTAAATTGTATCCAACTGTAGTTAACCCAAACCTGGTTATTAATGGTAATTTTGAAATAAACCAAGGTCGAGTGAGCCAACCGATAGGCGGTTACTTTACTGATAGGTGGAGAATATCGGCTTCTGACACATCGACACAAGGAATGTCTCAGTCAATTGTTCAGCTAAACAATGGTGAATTACCAAATGCTTTAAAGTATTGTAGAATATCAAGTACGTCAGATTTTGCGTCAGCTTATGCTGGTTTAAATTATATATTAGAACAATCAATAGAGGATGGAGTTAGGCATTATTGCGGTTATGGAAAAAAAGTTACCCTATCATTTTGGGCTAGAAGTAACATAGTTGGCAAACGTATTGGATTAAATTTAATACAAGCTTATGGTACTGGAGGGTATACATCCGAACAATTGGCTGGGAAAGTAATTACTTTAACGAATGTTTGGGAAAAATTTGAATGTACATTTATGACAAACTCTATCATCGGTAAAACTATAGGAACAAATGACGCTTTAATATTAAGATTTTGGGTAGCATGGAATAGTTCATTTGCTGCTAGATTTAATGGTAATGCAGTAAGTGAAACTTTTGGCGGGGCTATGCAGTTTGATATTGCGAACATAAAATTAGAACATGGTGATCTTGCAACTCCATTTATTCCTAGATCAACCTCCGAAGAATTGTCTTTATGTCAACGATATTATGAGGTATCAGATAGTTGGGTTGCAACGATGGCATCCTCAACAGGACAACTACTTGGAAATAGTTTTATGACTCAAAAACGTATTCCACCTGCTATTACGATAATTGCACCAACAACTTTGGTAACGTCAAATGTTAATAATTTAGATGATACTACTAATTATCCTGTTACTGCATCATCTGTGTCTACTCAAAGGATAAAATTCTTGAATGCTACTGGAATTATTAAAGGAAATGCTTATATTTTTAAATATACAGCAGATGCAGAAATGTAATAAATACTAGAAAATTAATATGCACATAGGAAAAGTAATTGAGAAATTACAAATCCTAGTGTATATTAATTAATAGTGTAAAGGAAAAAGAGAGTGTACTAATCATCTGGCTTTAGTTTTTATTTGCAATATAATAGTTTTAGTATATAATTAATGGTAGATTGTGGTATATAAATGATTATAAAGTAATAAACAAAGGATGGTATTAAATATGTATAAAAGAATATGTTTATTGGTTTTAATAATTTTCATAGGATCTTTTTTCTATAATATCAATAAATTTGATGGCTTTGTTAAGGCAAATGTAAATTTAAAAGAACTACGCATTTCAGATAAACAAAAAGAATATATACGAGAAGTCTATCAAGAAAAGATTGAAATCCCAAATTTAACAAAGTCATATCGTTTCTTATATCTTTCCGATACGCACGTTATTATTAAAAGTAGGGATGAAATAGGCTGCTTTGGTAATACAGACGCAAGAATGGAGGGTTTTAAAAATAGTATAGGAAAAAGTAGTTATGAACAATTCCCATATTGGATACAGTATGCTAACAATAATGTTGATGCAATGTTAATGGGCGGGGATATAATTGATTATTTTTCAGATAAAAACGTTAATTATATTAAAGATAATCTAAAAAAACTAAAAATTCCTTATCTTTATACTATGGGGAATCACGATTCTTATGTGCCGTGGGATGACATTGGATTTATAGGCGATGACAAAAATCTGCTAGGTCTGTTTTATAAAAACAACACAGAAGTTCAAGTACAAGACTATGGTGATTTTAATGTCGTTTCAGTAAATGATTATGCAGAAGCAGGGCTGGCAAAAATATCAAAAAAAGCACTTGAAGAATTTAAGAAAGTTTACAAAACAGATAAGCCGATGATTCTTATCGTACATGTACCGTTGTGTACAGAGAATACAGATGTACTGAAAGAACAAACAGTAAAAACATGGGGCAGTCCACTGCTTTTGGGGGAAAACTGTGGTTATGATTTAGATGAAGCTACAAAAGAATTTTTAGACATGGTAGTAAGTGATAATAGCCCTGTGGTTGCCGTATTGTCTGGACACTTACATTTTTACCACAAGGATATGCTGAATGATAAAATAGTCCAAATAGTAAGTGACTATTCAGCTCATGGATATGGGACAGTAATTACTGTTTCTGGTAACAACATAAAATAATAATCGATTAGCAATTGGAAAATAGTACGACTTAACTACAAAATAAAATAGTCATAATTAGGACACCTGAGAGGGTGTCTTTTTAATGCAAAAACATAGGAGGTATGATATGCCAGAACTACACATTTGCAACCAAGAAGCAAGGCTAGTACGAATAGAAGAGGATATTAAAACTCTTCAAAACAGTGATAAAGACAATAATAAAAACATGTCGGATATGAAGCAAAGTCATGCTGAGACTAAAATTTATGTAACTCAAATATTTGAGAGTTTAAAAGATATAAAAATAACATTAGCAGCAGTAACGGAAAAACCAGCTAAAAGATGGGAGCAAGTCATTTCAACTATTTTGACGGTAGCTGTCACAGTTGCAGTTACTTATTTTTTTACAAGGAGGTAGGACAATGTGATGAAAGGCATTGATGTAAGTATTTTTCAAGGTCATATAGATTTTAAAAAGGTAAAAGCAACGGGCGTGGAAGTAGTAATAATTAAAGCTACACAGGGCACTGGCTACACTAACGCAATGTTAGCAGAACATTACAAAGGGGCTAAAGCAAATGGCCTTAAAATAGGTTTTTATCACTATTTAACTAAAGATAATCCAACTACTCAGGCAAAACAATTTTTAAATATCATTAATGGACTAATAGCAGATTGTAAATATATTATAGATGTAGAGGGTGATTGGACTATTGCAGCTGCTAGTAAAGCGACAAGAGAGTTTGCAAATTATTTGATAAGCAAAGGCAAAGAACCTTGCATATATACTGGAGATTACTTCTACAGAGACAACCTTAATAGTACAGTCAAAGACCTTCCAGTGTGGGTTGCTAACTATGGTGGCAATATAATGGCTAAAAAATATATAGGGCTACAATACAGTGAAAAGGGCGTTGTAAATGGTATTATAGGACATGTTGACCTAGATACCTTTAATGATGGTATTTTATTGACTCCTAAGGTTGTTCCTAAGTCCACTCTAAAAATAGGCACAGTTACTGCAACAACCCTAAATGTAAGAGCAGATGCTGGTACAGGGTTTAAAGTCATTGGGCAACTTAAAAAAGGTGATAAAGTCACAATTGCTAAAGCCATTGGACCTAATTGGTACTCAATATATTTTGGGGATCATGGGGGATATGTATCAAGCGAATATATCAAATAGAAAGGAAGTGGTCTTCCCTATCTAAATTTAAATTTGAGGAGAGTGTATTAAATGCAAGATTTTTTATCAATATTATACCCAGTATTATTAACAATTCTTACAGGGTTTTTAGGATATATAGGCAAAGAGGTAGTAAAACTAGCACCCAAGTTAATTGACTTCGTGGTGGCTAAAATAGGGCTTACAAACTACACTAAAAGTAGACTTGTTGCTTTGGATGTATGGAACATAGTCGAAGAAGACTTTAGATTAAATGAACTTATTGGGGATACGGTCCAAGCTAAACAAATTATGTTTAAAACTTTAATTAAGCAAAAAATACCTGGAATAACAGATGCAAATATAGAATTATTTAGACAAGCCATTGCTGGGGAATTTAATAAAGATAAACCTTTAGTAATAAAAGCTATAGAAAATCCGGTAACAGTAGCAACTCCAATTATAAAATACTTTGCTGCGGATGGAACGGAGCTGCAACCAGTTACAAATATAGTAGCAGAATAATTCTAAGCCTGAGGTTAGAGAAATCTAGCTTCAGGTCTTTTTTTATTTTTGTATTATAACTGAAAAACCAAATATAAACAAGTAAAAAGCACTGGCTAATCCAATGCCTTTTACTTATTTATATTTTATCAATTTGCTAGGATGTACTTCCAAAGCTTTACTCATCTTTATTAATAGATCTAATTTAATATCCCATTTTCCTCTTTCTATTTCGCTTAAATAATTTTGGCTTATTCCTACAATTTCTGATAATTGTGTTTGAGTTAATTTCTTTATTTTCCTAAACTCCTTTATCTTAAGCTCGTACATGTCCATGGTTTAATTATATAAGCCAGTGATACCAATGTAAACAGGTAAGTATTGTAAGGTGTCATTACGTGTCGAGTCTTGATTGTACCTTATGTTATTTATATAATTTATTTGGGGTGATATTATGCTAATACATAGGGTAAGGTTTGGGAGCTCTTTGATAAAAGAATTAGATGATAAATTAAGAGAATTATCGAAAGAAACAAGAATACCATTATCGAGATTAGTTGATGAAGCCATAGAAGATCTCTTAACGAAACACTCTATTAAAAAATAGGGTGTTTCGTTCTTTTTTGTAATAATTTAGTGCTAAAATGTCGATAATATCGAGGGGCTCGATACTATTTAGGTTTATACTTTATATATAGGGGGTGAGTGTAATGATAAAAGATACAATTATTAAAAAGCTTAAAGAAGAGAATGCAAAATTGAAAGATGAAATAATACGCATACAATACGAAGTTTATAAGTGTAAAGAGGTAGTTATAAATAATAGATAATTTTTAAAAACAGGTTTATTCAAATCAACATAAACCTGTTTTTATTTGACGTCAAAAATCCGTCAAAAAACTAATTCTAATTAATATCTTTTAGTTCTATTTATTTTTGAAGTAAATCTATATATTGGCTTGTATGCTCATTTTGTATGAGTTTGTTCTGATTTACTTTATAAGGTTGTTATATTAGAAATAAAGAATAAATAAACCGTGGGGAACTTGATAACTCAAAGTTTATAAGCAAATCGTCAAAAATTTCGTCAAAATTTATAAAATATCATTAATAATGCTAGTGGCTCTTTTGATCATGTCGCTATTTACATGAGAGTAGGTTCTCATTGTTTGCTCAACTGTGTGACCAAGTAACATAGCAGCGGTTTTGAAATCTACTCCATTTGCAATTAAATTTGTTGCGTAAGTGTGTCGAAGCTCATGAATAGTAATATTGTGACCATTTCTTTTTAGCAATCCATTTAGGCAGATACTTACAGATGTAGTATTTCTAAATGCAAATACTCTTTTATCTGCTTTAATATTTTTATTATTTATCATAGGGACTACTTTGCTAGATATTGAATTTTCAGGGCAATCAATATCCTTTTGGCTTTTAAGTATAGGTAAAACCCTTAATGGTATAGGAACTTCACGATTGGAGTTCCTATTTTTCAATGACCCTAAACCATACTCTTTTTCGGTAATCAACTTCCATTGTTGATTTACTTTTATCACAGCATTTTTAATATCAATGTTGTCCCAAGTTAATCCAAGTATTTCTCCAAGTCTCAAACCACACTTTAAGGCTATTAATGCAATTAAGTAATATTTATTTTCAACAATATCATCTAAGAGCTTATCAGCTTCCTGCTTGGTTAAGGCTCTTTTTTCTGTGTTTTTTTTAACTTTTGCTATTTTTATATTTTTTGTTGGTAATGAAGTAATTAAATTATGTTCATTCATGGCACTTCTGAAAAATGTATTTAATTTTCCAAGATATTCATGAATACTCGTGGAGCTTAATCCAATACGCGACATGTTGTCCATAACCTCTTGAATATCAGAAAGTGATATTTTTGATAGCTCAATAGTATTTAACGACATAAAGTGGTTTAAGACTGTTCTAAAAGAGGCAACAGTCTTTGCTTCTCTATATAAACTCATGTGTTTTAAATATTTGTCTTTAAATTGACCAAAAGTAATTCCAATCATATCTAAACTGATTTCATTTTTAGATGCCCTTTTGAGTTCAGTTACCGCTGCATCCATTTCTACTTGTGCTAATTCCTTGCCCAATTTATTAAGATCATAGCCTTGCTTACTTTTTGTTTTCCATTTATCATTAGAATTTTTATAAGTAATTATATATTGGTATCCCTTATCTTTTTTTCGTATAAGAGTTGAATACTGCATATTAAACCTCCTTAAAACATTTCTAATACCCCTAGCGGGTCAAAATAAACTATATAATGATCTATTTGATAGTATAATCCATATTTTTCTCTGTAATGCTGAATTGATTCTTCCAAAAAATTCTCTGTTATATTCAAATATTCAGCCAATTCATGTCTACTTCTAGCGCGGTTTTTATGGGCATTAACGATATCCATTACGCCAACGAGCTTTTCATATCCCCAGTTCTTAGCTCTTTTTTCTTGTTTTATGTTTTCAATATCCTCTGAGTTTAATATATCACCGTAAGAGGTGTAATGATGTCCTATTTCCTCAGCCAAGATGCATCTTTTTTCTGCGTCAGTATCTATAGAAGAGCTGATAGCAATAGCATTATCTGCATAAAGACCCTTAAATACGCCTTTAAAATTTACTTCTACTACTTCTACGCCATTTTTGTGGATTTCATCTACTAAGTCTTCGTACATGTCTATCCCCCCATAGATTTTAGTTATTTCTTCTTTTTAGAAAGTACAAATTTAATAAAATTTTCTATATCTTCTTTTTCATTTTCTGTAAACTTTTCCCCTTCAAAATGAGCAGCGATGGTTGTTAATGAATCGGGTTTAAGATCCTTATTTGATTTATACACTTCATTTGTTTCGTAGAGAAAAGTGTCTTTAGCCATTTCATTTATTTTAAGCATAGAACCCATTGCTAAATTTAAGTTTTCTTTAGTAGCATAATCCTTAAAAAATTCCTCTACTTGAACGTTGAGAGCATTTGCTATTCTCTTTAAGACTTCAATAGACGGATTGTCCTTTATTCCTTTTTCTATATTGCTCAAATAGCTACCGCTAATTTTTGCTATTCCAGCGGTCTTATTTAATCCCATTGATTTTGATTCTCTTATTTTTTTTATGTTTTCGCCTACCACTTCAATAACCTCCGTTTATATTATCTATTAGAATACAATAATAATCCATTAGATAACGAAAGTCAACGATATTTTGAGAAAAACAAAGAAAATCATCCGACAGATAACGATAACATACGATAATCGCCATAAGAGGTGGAATATGGGATTTTAATTATCCATGAGATAATGATATCATTATCTCATGGATAACGAAACGGAGGTGAGTAAAGTGAATAAAATTAAATTTTATAGAAATAATTTAAATTTATCAATTTATAAGATAGCAGAGCTTGCGGGGTTAACTGCAAGTTATATTTCCAATTTAGAAAATGATAATAGAACAAATCCATCAAAGGAAACAATGCAAAAAATTTCTAATGCACTCGGTGAAAGTGTCCAAGCTATATTTTTCCCGAATGAAATAGAGTAAAGGGGGTTTAAATTGGTTACATTATTAACACAGCAAGATTTAGCTAAAAGGTGGCAAGTTGCAGTTAAGTCCATAGAAAACTGCAGAAAAGACGGTATTATAACGGCAGTAAAGGGAGTACCAGGTATTAGATTTACTCTAGAACAAATTGAAAATATAGAAGTGCTCAAATTAGAGAGATTTTCGCCATTAGAACGTAAAAAATTAGAAATGGAAAATGAAGAATTGAGGATAACCAATGAAAAGTTAAAGAAAATCATTGGTAATATATTATCAGAAAGTGCCAAGTTAATTGCTTTAGTTCCAACTTACTAATCATTTCTGCTATGAAACTATATACATATCTTAAATATTATACATCGCAATGGTGTAAAAGTCCCCAACAACGGGTAACAAATTATAAGGAGGGAAAGGGAAATGAACCAATTAATAAATATCAAAAATGAAAATGGGCATCAAACAGTAAGTGCCAGGGAATTATATTTAGGGTTAGGACTAGATAAGTCAAATTGGTCAAGATGGTATCCAACTAACATAATGGCTAATGAGTTCTTCAAAAGGGATTATGACTGGGTTCGTCTTAATGACGAGGGGAACGAAACGATAGATTTTGAAATAACAGTTGATTTTGCAAAACACATAGCAATGATGTCTAAAGCTAAAAAGTCACATGAATACAGAAATTATTTTTTAATATGTGAAAAACAAGCGAAAGATGTACAACCACAATTGAGTAAAGAAGTACAAGCTATATTTGTCCTTGATGAAAGAACAGTGAAAATTGAAAATAGGATGAATAAATTTGAAGATAATATGCCGCTCTTCAATGTTGAATGTAAAGAGCTGCAAGCATTAGTTAGAAAGATTGGTATAAAAGCATTAGGCGGATATAAAACTCCTGCATACAATGATAATTCAGTTAGAACAAAGATATATAAGGACATTCAGCACCAGCTTAAGCGTGAATTTGGAATTGAAAGGTATGAAGGTATTAAAAGGGTTCAGTTAGATGCTGCTAAAGCAATTGTAAATGATTATAAGGTGCCAATGTTTTTAGTAAAAGAAATTGAAATAATTAATGATCAAATAAGATTTTAAGGAGCTGAATTAATAATGATTAAAAATAAAACCTTTATAAATGAGAGTAGGCTAGGAAGGTTAATACAAGCTAATCTTACTGGTACTAATATTGTAAATTTAAAAGATGATTGTTTTGAATACTGTAACGGTCACTTATTCGTAACTTGCTCATATAACTTAGATTTAGTTATTCAAAAATTATTTAAGACAGGAGCAATTTCAAACTATAAAAACTGGACACCCGAAAGATCTAATGACTTTAAAGGGACTTTCGATTGTAAAAGTGAAATTGAAGCAACTCAAACACCATATTTAAAAAAACTCAAGTCTACAGGGGAACTGGCTAATATATTTCAAATTGGTAACAAATTTGTTAGTTATCAAAAGAGGTATATTGATATATTTGAAAACGTTCAATATAAAGTATCTGATGAAGGAGCATTACCAAGTTTAAGAGTTTATGCCGACGAAAAACTTATAGGTTTTATAGCAGCGGTACGCGACCAATATGATTTACTAACTGAAATTATAGGCAGTTAAAATGGATAAGGTAATTTGCATGGTTTGCAATAGGCCTCTTAAGGATCCATTAAGCAGAAAAATTAAATGTGGACCTAAATGTTTGAAAATTCTTAATGAAGCTAGGGAAATGTATAAATCTAAAAGTAAGAATCATAAAAGGATTGAAATAAAAGGCCAGACCAATATTTTTAAGGAGGTAATGTAATGTCAAAGAAAATTATAGAGCAAATGGTTGGACAAGTCATTACAGATGCAGAATTTGCAATAATAATGGAAATAGCAACAGATGATATTAAATTTAATAGAATTAGTTTTAAAAAATATACAAGCCTAGATTATGTATTGGATATAGCAGCAAAGAGTGCATTGATATTTAAAATGTGTGCATAGAGAGAAGGTGAGAAAGTGCTGGAAGAACTAGATACACCAATAGAATACGATAAATATGGTCGCATGAGTTACAATCCCATATTCCATGAAAGTAATGGAAAGCCTTGGCATATGGAGGATACTAAATATTTAATTGACTGGTATGACATTATAGGTCCCGAAGAAACAAGCTTTGCGATAGATAGAACTATAAAATCGGTGATGCATAAAGTTACCCTGCTGCGCAAAGATGGCAAAATGAAAAAAACTTTAAAAAATGTTAATACTAAGAGAATAAAAAAGAACCCTTTGGCGAGGGCCCAATCAAAATAATTCAAGAACATTATAACATGACAAAGATAAATAAATCAATGGAGGTAGAAAATGAAAAAACAAATAATAGGATATGTTACCGGAGTTATCAATAGCTATTCAAGGACCATAGAACGACTAAAAGCAAGTGGGGCACCAATTATATCAACTAACTCATTTCAGGCATTTAAAGAAGAATTTACTGACTTACTAGAGTTTGTAATAGATATTCCAGAACAAAATAAAGAAGCAGCAATGCTAAGTTTTAATGTTGCATTGCGGAATGAAGATTTGAAGAAAAGAATTTTAGAACTTGAAGAGAGTTGTGAGGACATGTGTGAAATTGAGAAAAACTTGCATAAGAGAATCAAGGCATTAACTGATAATAATGAAGCATTAGATAGTAATTGCAATGTATTAATGAATCAAAATAATAAACTAATAAAAATAAATTTTGGACTTACAAACTGTAATAAGAATCAATTTCAAATGATTAGAAAGTTACGTTATAGAAATAAATCACATACAATGACATTTTAATTTAAATGAATCATTATGGAGGGACGATATGGCACAAAGAAGAATGTTTAGCTTAAAAATTATAAATTCGGCAAGATTTTTAAAAATGCCTGTAAGTTCTCAACTACTATATTTCCATTTGGGATTGAACGCAGATGATGATGGAGTGGTTGAAGGATATAACGTAATAAGAATGACAAATTGCACTGAAGATGATTTGAAAATACTTGTAGCAAAAGAATTGGTAATAGTTTTAAATTTGGATTTAGTATCTTATATAACTGATTGGCAAGAACACAATCTAATAAGGCCGGATAGAAAAATAGATAGTATTTATAAGAATTTATTATTGCAAATGGTTACTGAAGTTAAATTGCTAGAATCTAAACCTAGATCAGATTTAAAACCAAAAAAAACTGTAAAAAGTAATGGACAACAAATGGACAACCATTGGACAACCATTGGTCTGCATAGGATAGGTAAGGTTAGGATAGGTAAGGTTAGGTTAGATAAGGTTAAGTTAGGTAAGTTTAGGTTAATCTTAAGCAAAAGAAAACCAATTAAAGTTGAAAGTAACAGTAAATTAAAATTAATAATGGACAAATGGAACTTACTAAATTTGTCTAAAATAATAAATATAAAGGGTAGTAGGCTAAAACTCGTAAACGCTAGAGTTAAAGAATACAAAATAGAAGTTGTGTTAAAGGCTATAGAAAGTATAAGTACAAGCAGCTTTTTAAAAGGACAGAATAATACCAGCTGGGTTATATCTTTTGATTGGTTCATTAAACCTAATAATTTTATAAAAGTACTAGAGGGTAATTATATAGATAAAGGGGCGAAGGTGAAGAATGAAACAAATAGGAACAATTCTGAATTGTACACAAGAGACAAGTTCTAGTGAAATAATTCATTGTACTAATTCACAGGCAATAAAAGCTGGGAAACATTTGATAAAAACCTCAACTATAAAATGTGAATTTTGTAATAGAGAACTTGAACAAATAGGCTTTTACCTTACGAATTCTATATTTTCTAAAGGCTGGCTGTCCAGGGGAAACTATGAAAGATGTACTTGTAAAAAATCTGAAAAACAATGGATAGACTTCGACATAGAAGCACAATTAAAAAAAGAAAAAGCAGAAACAGATGAAGCAGCAAATCAGTCTAGAGAAAGACTTGAAAGAATGATAAAGCAAAGTAATTTGGGTGAAAGATTTAGAACTCGAACCTTTGAAACCTATAAAATATCTAATGAAAACAATAAGCCCTACACAATTTGCAAAAGATATGCTGAAAAATTTAAAGAATTGCAAATTAAGGGGATAGGGTTATTAGTGACTGGGAACTATGGAGCAGGTAAAACGCATTTAGCAGCAGCAATAGCACATGAATTAATAAAACAAGGTTATCAACCTATATTCGGAACATTGATAACTCTTCTTGGAAAGATTAAAGCAAGTTATGGGGATTCATGCTCTAAAGAAACAGAGGAAAAAATAATCAATAGATATATAAATTGTGACTTATTAATCATAGATGATTTGGGGAAAGAAAAACCTACTGAATGGGTCCTTGAAAAATTATATTATGTTGTAAATTGTAGGTATGAAAATAATAAACCTATTATAATAACTAGCAATTACAATGATACAAAATTAATGGACAGGCTAACTGTTGGTGACAACTTAGAAACCTCAGAGGCAATAGTATCTCGAATGTATGAAATGTGTCAAGGTGTGAATATGCAAGGGTGCAAAGACTACAGAAGGGGATTTTAAAAAGTGACTAATAAAGAAATATTCACATTAGAAGAGATTGCAGAGGATGTAGATAAGCTAATTAAAATATTTTTAGAAATGAAAGCAGTTACTAGATATAAAACTGGAGAAGAATTTAATATACAAAGGCTAAGTTTATGGGCCTATAATGTCAAAAAAAAAGAAAGAGAGCGAGTGAGAAAATGTATTTTGAAGAATTATCTATAGAAGAAAAGGTTGAAGCTACTCTTCTTTATTTTAAAAATAAAGATGCAGCAAGAATTAAAGGACAAAATGAAGCGGACAGATATATAAAAAAATCTTGTAGGAGAAGACAACAATAAATATTGGAGGGGTAAAATCATGAGCGGTAGAATAAGTGCTTTAAAAAATAAAATAAGTAAATTACAAATAAAAATAATAGCGTTAGGTAGTACTTTAAGTGCAGAACATGTAAAAGCACAAGAAAAAGAAATAATTGAACTAAAACAAGAAGGACAATGTAAGCAATTAATTATTGATAGCTTAGAGTATCAACTTGATAGATCAAATAAAGCTTTAAAAGATGCATATGAAAATATAGTCAGGATGAACTGTCTCCTTAAGGATATAGAAAATAAGAAAATCAAAAATAGACTTAGAAAATTAATATTTGGTTAAGTCGGACTTGCCTTCATAGGGTGAAGTAATAAATTAAAATTTGAAAGGGGTAAATTATTATGAGTTTAGAAAATGGAATAAAAGATATTATAACCAAGAAATTAGAGGATGGAACTATTGAAAAATTAATTGGCGAACAATTAGAAAGAGGAATTCAAAAAGCACTTGATAACATATTAGGAAACTACGGTGATGTTACTAAAGTTATTGAAGAAAAAGTTAAATCTGTTATGATCCCATATCTTGAAGGCTACGATTATAGCAAATATATTGTTAAGTTGGATTCTATTTTAGTTGATGTATTAAAAAGCTCAGCATTAGAAAATAAAAAATTATTGACAAATTTTAAAGAGTTAATGGTTGCGGATGAAAAAAAGAAAAGTATTAAAAGTTCTGAATTATTTGAAAAATGGAAGGAATATGTACAAAAAAATGTAGAAACTTCTGAATTAGAGGTTGAGTATGATGATGGTCCTAGCTACGAGGCAGTTGAGGTTACATTAACGGTTGATGAGGATAATAGCAGAAGTTGGAGCTCATTTGAATATGCAACATTAGTGCTTGAATGTGAAAAAGATGAAGATATGAATTTTGCTATAAGGCTCAGTAAATATAACAAAGAAAAAGATGCAAAGTGGGATATATCTTATGATACTACTCATAAGATAAGTTCTTTAAGATACTTAAATGAATTTGAAATATTTTTAATGAAATTAGCTCAAAACAACACAACTTTAGATATGGATATAACAGATGATGGCGATGAAATTACACCAGATGCAGAGCCAGAAGCTTCATACAATTAATATTAAAAATTAGGGAGGATATAAATATGAAACCAAAAGCAAGTGGATTAGATAATAAAGGCAAATTATATGTAGATTGCGCAGAGTGCCAACGTGGCGGCAATGGAGATAAAGATTGTTCAGCAGGAGCAGATCATAAAAAAATCCATAAAGGAATGTGTTTTTGTGGAAGGTTGTTAGAAAGATATTCCTTGTAATTATTTAAGAGGAGGAAAAAAGCATGTCAAATAAAGCAATTCAAAAATTAAAAGCTGAAATGGATAGCAACAAAAATAACTCATATATTCAGGTGGTTGGAGAGTTTCTTCTCCAGCACCTTCAGGACAACCCTAGTAATGCAGAAAGAATCATTCAAGAAGGAAAAACTATTGGACAAAGTTTAAATGAAATGAAGAAGGCAGCTGAAAAAAAGAAGGTTGGAAATTGCGCGGTACTTTCTGATCAAGAAGGATTTAAAGTAGTTCTAGAATATTTTGGTATCAAAGGAGCTGTTTCAAGTGTTATTCCAAAGCCAATAGAAGTTATTAAGGTTAATGCAGCACTAGATAAAAAACCTATTGAATTTAATATTGAACTTGATTTTTAAGGGGGAAAGCAAAGTGTATGAGGATTATTTAAAACATACCTCAGATGAAATAACCGAGGAAATAGAGAAATTTACAACAGATATAGTATTTGAAAATAGTGTATATATCTTCACTACTAGAATTGATAAAAAAGAAAAAGGATATTGTACTCACTGCAAGGCTGAATTTAAAACAGACAAATTAAAGCATAATTCGAAATGTAAATGTCCTAGTTGTGGTAGTAACTGTACGGTTAAACAATCCTGGAGAGGACATAAAGGCCTACATGACCAAGCGTGTTTTGTATACTATATGAAATCCAAAATAGATCCTAATATTTTAATAGCTAAAGGATATTATGCGGTAAGAAATTATAACGGAGATTACAGAGATGTATATAATCAGTATTGCTTAGAAGCTTTGTATGTTTTTGATATTAAAAATAATAAATCTACAATGTTTAAAAAAAGCTGGTATGGAAATGGAGAATTTAATGAAACTAAAACAATTTATAACTTTAATATAAATAGTTTAGCAAGGCATGATTTCACTTATTCATATAAAAACATTGAAAATGCGATTAAAGATACAGGATTTAAATACAGTCCATATGAAGAGTATACAGGTTGTACTATGTTAAAGTTCTTCGATTTATATTCCAAATATCCAATAATTGAACAAATAACTAAAGTAGGATTAAAAGAATTAATTAGTAGTAAGTTAAAGGGTTATGGAACGTACAAGGCTATCAATTGGAATGGTAAGGATTTGTTTAAAATGCTAAAGATTAATAGAAAGGATCTTAAAGATATTAAGGAATCAGAAGTTTTAGTTAGTCCGCTATTTCTCAAAGTATATCAGTTATCAAAAAAGTATAAGTCTAACTTAAGCCCAAAGGAAGTTAAGGATGTAGAATTTTTAGTCAATAACAACTTAGATGACTTCTTAAAAATATTAAAACTTACTACTTTTACAAAAGCCTGTAATTATATAAAAAAACAGCAAAATGTTAAAAGGAAAGAGTTGTATATAAATATTATAAGTACATGGAGAGACTACATAGCTGATTGTATAAAGCTAGACATGAACTTAACGGAAACCAATGTACTATTCCCCAAGGATATATATGCAGCTCATCAGAATACTATCAAGCAGATAAAAATAACAGCAGATATGTCACTAAATATAGCAATAAGCAAAAGATTAAAAATTCTTGATAAATATATATTTGAAATTAACGGTTTACTAATAAGACCGGCACATGATTCATTAGAACTGTTGGAAGAAGGCAAAGCACTTACTCATTGTGTAGGAGGCTATGCAGGAAAATATGCAAAAGGAGAAACTAATATATTTTTTATACGCAAAGTTTCTGAACCAAACAAGTCTTATTACACGATAGAAATTAAAAAAGATATTATCCATCAAGTCCACGGGAAAAATAATCGTTCTCCAAGTGAGGATGTACAGGAATTTATTAAAGTGTTTACAGAAGAAAAATTAAATAAAAAGATTATTAAAAATATAAAAATATCCGCTTAATTTGAGGAGGAAATGTTAATGAATGAAATTCAGAATATTGATACATTGACAGTTGAAATACTAATTTTGAAACAACAAACAGCTCAAAATATTATTGAAATTGGTAAAAGACTGGTGGCAGTTAAAGAAAGTTTACCTCATGGCGAGTTTGGAAGTTATTTAAAAGAAAAAGTAGCATTTTCAGAAAGAACAGCTCAAAATTTTATGAAAGTAGCAAGAGAATTTTCAAATACGAAAGCGCTTGCGGATTTGGAGCCTACTAAGGTTTACGCACTTTTGGACTTACCCATCGAAGAGCGTGAAGAATTTGTTTCTGTACCTCATGAAATTAATGGACAAGTAAAAACAGTAGAGGAAATGACAACACGAGAACTTCAAAAAACAATAAAAGAAAGAGATGCTGCTCTTAAAACTTTAGAATCTGCAAAGAAGATTGCGATTGAAAAATCAGAAGAAGCTAAAAAAAATCTTGATGAAAGATTTGAAGTAGAGTCAAAACTGAGAACTATAGATAAGGTTCTCAGAGATACCCAAATGAAATTTAAAAGTTTGGAAAATGCTCTACAAATAGAAAAAGATAATTTAAAAAAAGAGAAAGAAAATTCTAAAGAAGAAATTGCAAAACTTCAATCATTTATTGGAGAGGCTAAAGCTGATGGAAACAATGAAGAGGTTGAGAGACTCCAGGCATCACTTTCAGAGATACAAGGGGATTTAGATAGTTCAGCTTTGAAAATTGATGAACTGGAAGCTCAGTTGAAAGAAAAACCAGTTGATGTCACTGAAACAATTGTTGAAGTTGAAAAGATACCTGATGAAATAGCAAAGGAACTTCAAAATCTTAGAGAAAAAGATAGCCAAAATAGTGATCAATCAGTTATTAAATTTAAGCGTTATTATGAAAATCTTCAAAGCGCGTTTACATCACAGTTGGAATTGATTGATGAAATCAAGGATAGTAACCCTAAAAATCATGAAAAATTTAAAAACGCTATTTCAAAATTGATAAGCAAAATGTCAGAAAGGTTGTAATAAAGAATATGCAGTAGTTCGGTAATTCCGGACTACTGAAAGGGGTATTAATATGAAAAAATCAAATATAAGGGTATTACCGCGAGTATGCGGAAATGAAAATTGTAGGGAGTTAATAATGACACCACTTGCAGAACAAATATTAAAAACAAATAAAAACAATAACGGATCTATAGAAGTATGTAGTAAGTGTAAAGATAAATAGGAACTGAAAGGAGAATAATATGGAAAAACCAATATTATTTAATACAGCAATGGTACAAGCAATACTTCAGGGTAATAAAACAACTACTAGAAGAATTGTAAGGTCACAGCCAAAGCATAGTGTGGACAATGTATCTATGTATGATGGAATTGTGTCTTTTAATGAAAAAGAGCTAAGTAGGTTTGATGTATGTGAGTCAACAATTGTAAAAAAACCTTATCAAGTCGGTGACACCATCTGGGTAAGAGAAACATGGCAAGAGTCAGAGTACTTTGATTATAATATGAAAGACCAATACTGTTATAAAGCCGATAATGCCACTAATGAACATGCTGAACAATTCAATATAAAGTGGAGACCATCAATTCATATGCCGAGGGTTGCAGCAAGGTTATTTCTTAAGGTTACTGATGTTAGGGTAGAAAGATTACAGGATATGACTGAGGTTGGAGCAAAAGCAGAAGGTATAAGAGGGTTCAGCAAAGATGGAGAACTTTATAAATATAGTCATACAGATGAATTTGTTTGGAGAAATGCTCCAAGGACTGCAACCGAAGCATTTAAAATGCTATGGAATCCTATCTACTCTAAACAAAGTAATGGCTGGAATGAAAATCCTTGGGTGTGGGTTATAGAGTTTGAAAGAGTGGAGGGATAGAGAATGCTATTTACAGATAAAGAAATTAAGGTATATGGGTTAATAGAACCAAATGAAAAGAAGTTAGAAAAAGCTAAAGTAGCTTATAGAAAATTTGGGTTTACTAGACTAACGTCACTTAAAGGGTTCTATCAATTATTTGGTGAAGAAGTTCAAAAAATTAATATCAATAACATTGATAGTCTTGAAAAAATGTGTAACAAAATTAAGGCGTATAAAAAATATAGGTTGAAATTAGCGAAGCAAGGTAAGTTGGTAAGTTGCTTTAATTGCATATGGAGAAACCCTGGTGCTAAAAGTTGTTCTTTATGTAAAGGAATATTTAATGGCAATGTATGTTTAATAAATAAACATGATCACGATAAGTGTGACAACTTTATAAAAAGAGGTATTTGGTAGTATGGATTCTGAGAAAAGTACGTAGCACCAGGAGGAAAGAAGATGAAAATAGTAATGAAGAATAAGGTTGTTAATGCAGATTGCTTAGAGGGTTCTAAATATATAGAGAGCAAAAGCATAGATATGGTATTCTGTGATTTACCTTTTGGAGAAACTCAAAATTCATGGGATAAAATAATTCCTTTTAGTCAGTTATGGGAAACAATAAATAGAGTAAAAAAGGATAATGCTGCAGTATGTTTATTTGCTAAAGGTAAGTTTGTAGGTCAGTTAATGTGCAGTAATCTTGATAGTTATAAATACAAAATAGTTTGCAAGAAAAGACAACCTAAAGGGCATTTAAATGCTAAAAAGATGCCTATGAAAGCTCATGAAGATGTTCTAGTTTTTTATGATGGATTACCAGATGATGTACTAGTTTTTTATGATAGTCCACCTATGTACAACCCTCAGAAAACTACAGGGCATACACCAGTTCATAACTACACTAAGCATCAAACTGATGGTAGTAACTATGGTAAAACTAAAATTGGTATCAGTGGAGGTGGGAGTACAGAAAGGTATCCTTTAGATGTCTTAGAATTTGCGTGGGATACTCACCCTATTCATCCAACTCAGAAGCCTATAGGTCTTTGTGAATGGTTTATTAAAACTTACACTGAGGAAGGTATGACAATCTTAGATTTAACCGCAGGATATGGGAGCATACCTCTAGCAGCAATAAAAAACAATCGGAATTTTATAGCATTTGATAATGGAATATGTGAAAAGAAAGGTAGTTTCTACGGTAAATATTGGGCTGACATAGCCACTGAAAGAATAATTGAATATTTATCAAATACTGCAGATGTGATGTGACGTAATTCAAATATATGCCGACAAAAGAAAGGAGAATTATGAATAAATTTACTGTTATAAAAAATGAAGACATTGAAAAATATTTAGCACCAGTAGATGCTAACGATTTAATCCATTTAATTGAAAGATTGCGAGTAGCTAAGAATTGTAATAGCGGTATAAAAAAAGAAAATAAATATGCGGTAATAAATCTTGATGAACCTTATGCTAAAGCAATTACAGAAATAATGAAAAATCATGGGCATTGGGGCGAAGTAGGAAATAGGAATATGGATATAGAAAAAGCAAAAAAACTATGCACCGAACATGATTTATTATCAAAAACAGTTAGGTTGATAGAGGAAGCAGGTAAAGAAAATCATTGGGTTGCTATAAAAACACCAAGCGGTGAAAGTTATCTTTCTAACAATCAAATAAGAATTGTTTTAGCAGATGCAAAGGAAAGAATTGATGAAATAGAAAAAAAACTAAAATCAGTTTAACTACAGAATAACAAGAAAGGCGGTAGTGTAAAATCGAAAAGCGAACTTGTCAAAAATGTGGAATAGATAATTATTCATCCGATTCTAGTAATGTCTGGGAATGCTGCATATGCAAACAACTAATAAAGAAACCAATAGTATTGCCAATAAAAAAGTAAATAAAAAGAGAACTGCACACCTACAAAAGTAAACAGTTCTCTTAAATCTCACTTGGAGATATAAATAGTATATCATATATCTCCTCTTTAACAAACAAAGGAGGAACATTGTATGTCAATTGCAAACAATGAAATGATAATTAGACTAGTAGGTAAATTAACATTAGAGTTTCCAAATATAAATCAGCTGAGGGTTAGACAAATTGCGGAAGAAGTATTGTATAGATATGATGTGGTACCACAAGAGGTTGGGCTTACAACAAATATTGATTCAGAAGATAAACTACAGATTTATTTAGTAGTAAAAAAGTTAGAAGGGTTAAGTATAAGAACATTAAAAAACTATAATCGTGAAATATTAAAATTTGTAAATTATCTTAGAAAGCCTCTTGTAACTATTACAAGTATGGACCTTAGAATGTACTTAGCGCAAAGATGCAAGAACCTTAAGCCTGGAACAACTAATACACAAATGTATATATTGAGATCATTTTTTAGTTGGTTATTAGCAGAGGAATACATACCTAAAAATCCTATGCTACAAATAAAGGCAACCAAAGAACCGGGAAGATTAAGGCATGCATTAACTGTAGACGAAGTAGAAGTTTTAAGACAAAAATGTAAAAACATACGTGAGAAAGCATTGCTTGAGTTTACATACTCCAGTGGGTGCCGATTAAGTGAAATAGTTGATATAGATAAAGAAGATATAGATTGGCATAATAAAACATTGAAAGTAATTGGAAAAGGTAATAAAGAAAGAATAGTTTGTTTTAATACAAAAGCTAGATATCTGATGAAAGAGTATATATTGTCAAGAGCAGATAATAATGCAGCATTATTTGTTGCTAGTAAAGGCAAACATAATAGGCTAGGTGGAAGAAGTATAGAAAGAGAAATTAAAAATATTGCTATTAGAGCGGATTTAGGTAAATCAATATACCCACATTTGTTAAGACATAGCATAGCTACTCATTTGCTAGCTGCAGGAATGGCATTGCATAATGTACAAGCATTATTAGGACATAGTGATCCTAAGACTACTCAAATTTATGCAGAAACAAGCCTAGAAAATGTTGTTTATGAATACAAAAGAATTTCTTAATAAAACTACGGAGGTATACATGGAGAATTTTGAAAAATTTAAGTTATCGGATAAAATAATAAAGACAATTGAAGAAGATTTAAAATGCTATCCAGATTGGACCATAAGAATAGAAATGAGTGGGCTTGGAAGTCCTTCGAAATATGGTGTAGACATTCAAAAATCAACAACCTTTGATAGTTATATCGAGAGAGATTATGAAATTTCAGAGGGGATAAAAAATAAAATAGAGATAATAGATAAGGTAATGGATAGGCTTGGATTAATGAATGGCAGAACTAAGGACTTAGTAGAATATAGATATTTTCAAGACTACAGCAGGGAACAAGTAATGAAAACATTAGGATTAAGTAAAAGAGGATTTTATGTAGTAAGAGATAGGGCATTAGAATGTTTTGCAAGAGCAATGGGATATATAAATTAAAAAAATGGGACATAAGCGGGACAAGTCAGTGGACAAATACGAAACACTAATATATTATTATGGTAATAGCTATAAATGAATGGCGAGCTGGTAAGGAATTATCAGCTAACAATATAATATATTTAACTAAAAGACACTCAAAAATAAATGAGTGTCTTTTTTATTTGAGAAGGTGAGAATATGTGTCCTATATGTGGCAATGAATTAGAAAATGGTAAATGTCCAATCTGTGGGTTTATAAGCACATGATGTGATTAATAGAGTAGTTTACTCTAAAAATAAAATATAAGGAGCAATGGGGATATGCCAAGTATGTATACAAGTTATGGATGTATAGGTTGTAAACGTCAATTAGTTTTAATAACAGAAGAAGTAGAGAGCATGAGCAAGGACAAGTATTTAGCATGCCCTTATTGTGGCTGCAGACATATAAAAAAGCAGAGTGCAAATGATAGCTTAAAAGAATGTATGAAAGAAAGTGCTTATAGAAGGGTTCATGGATCACTGAGGCAGGTGAGATGATGAAATGAGAAAAAAAGGTAAGAACGCAGCTATAGCTATAAAAGATAGTATAGATGTAAAAAGGATTTGTAATGATTTAAAAATTAGAACACCAAAAGCATATGTAATGTTTATGATTGGGCTTACTACTGGATACAGAGGTGGTGATCTAATAAAGCTTACAATAGGCGATATAAGAGAAGCTAGTAAAACTGGAGAATTAACTATACTCGAAGAAAAAACAGAAGATACAAGAAAGGTTCCATTCGAAAGAGTGGTTTTTTTAAGCGATAAATTTAAAACTTTTTTAAGCGATTATGTAAAAGGTAAAAATGATGCAGAATATATTTGCTGGTCACAAAAGGGAAATGGTATAGGAATGTTAAAAAAACCAATAAGAAGAGATTCATTAGGAAAGATATTTTTAGAATCATGTAAAAGATTAGGAATTGCTAATATATCTGTAGGGGTACATACTCCAAGAAAAACATATGGCTATAATCAGTATATTACACATGATAAAGATATTAATTTTGTACAAGAACTTTTCGGACATTCTACTCCTAAAATTACAAGAAACTATATCGGAATTGATGAAGAAATGGCAAAAGAAGCATCAACTACTATGGATAGGTTTGTTAGCTAGATTTGGGAAATATTTATTTTTTTTAGCTTCAAATACCACACTTTTTAAAGAACAGTTATTAATGTTAAAAAAAATATAATCTACAAATATATATAACAAAAAATAGAAATACCACACTTATACACATAATGAGGGATTATTTTAACAGTAAATGTAAAATATGTAGTGAAAAATATAGAAAAAATCTAGGGAAATAATTAGTTTGGGAAATGATAAAAATTATCGTAGCACTTTATATTACGAGTGCTACGATAATAAGGAGGTAAATATGGCTAGAAGTGATAGCTTTGAAAGCATTATAGATAGTAACATAGACAAGATAGAGGCTTGGATTACAGACAATATGCCTGATAAAGAAATTGCAATAAAATTAGATGTTGCATATTCAACTTATAGGAAATATAAGACGATTAACGTAGCACTTAGGAGCGTAATTGCTACGGTAAAAGACAAGAAAAATCAAGAGGTTGAAAAAGCCTTATTTAAAAAATGTATTGGATACAAATATACTGAGGAAGTAGCAACAAAAATCAAAGAAGAAGTTCTTGCACCAGATGGAAAAACAATTTTAGTTAAAGAAAGTGTAGACATAAAAGCAGTAAAGAAATATTCAGGTCCTGACCTTGGAGCACAAAAGTTCTGGTTAGGTAATAGATCAAGTACTAAGTGGAAAGAAGATCCTCATAAAGTTTCTAATGATAAGAAACTTACTAAGCTTAAAGAAATAGAAGTTAATGCAAAAGTTGTAGAGTTTTAATATGGCACTAATGAAGTCATGTAACTATGGAGGTTGTAGAGTATTAGTAGTGTATGGTACGAACTACTGTGATAAGCATAAGGTAGAGATAGCAGCAGAACATAAGCAAGACTATAAGAACTATAAGGCTAGACGTACAGACAAGAGAGAGGAAGCCTTCTACAATACCAAGTCATGGGATATAGTGAAGGATATAGCCAAGAGTAAGACTGTGTACATAGATGTGTATGAGTATTATATAGAGGGTAACATAGTTCAAGGTGATACAGTTCATCATATAGTTTGTGTTAAAGATAGTTGGGATAGTAGATTAGATACTAATAACCTAATCTACTTGACACTTGAAAGTCACGCTATAGTTCATGCTAAGTACAACAAGAGTGCTAAGAGTAAAGCAGACACACAAAGATTATTATTTAATTTAAAAGATAGGTTTGAAAAAGAATTTAATAATTAATTTTATTTTATTCTTTTTTATTATTTTTAATAATTTTATTATTTTTTTTAAAAAAATTAGAAGGGGGGTCAAATAAATTTTGAAAATTTTTGAAAAAGGG